CGAGTGGCCCGACAGGCCCAGCTATGGCGAATGGGCGATCTTCGGTGACCCCAAGTGGAAGAAGGGACCAGCGAGTGACAAACTGGGATACAATGTGAAGTCCTATGTTGACTTGTTCCATGAGCTAGAAGGCGAAGATGAAGAGATCTTTGAGAGATTGGTGGACTCACGCTTCGCTGCAAGTGCTGGCTCAGATGGTGCTGATCTATTTCAGGATTTTGAAGAGCATGGATTCTTTGTTCAGCCGACTGACGGGCAGACGGAAGAGAAAGGACTGACGAGACTTGATGACTGGTTTAGCTACAATCCTAATTTGCCTGTGGATAGCGCAAACAAACCCCTTTGTTACATCCACGAAAAGTGCGGCAATCTCATTGAGTCACTTCTTTCATACGCAGCGGATGGAAAGAAGGATGAGGCACTGAAGGATCCAATTGACGCTCTTCGCTACCTTCGTATGGCCAACGAGGGCGAAGGTATTGAACACTATGATTCCAATTCGTTTGTTACGGTGAGGAAATCACAAGGAGGCTACTAATGGCAAAGATTCGACTGAATGACGTATCGGACAAGCTGAACCTCAGCATGCCCGAAACCGCGCAGCTAGTGAGCGACAAGCTGACAAGTGACCAGTACTCAGGCACGGGGCTGCGGCTATGGGTGGACGAGGAGGCCATGAGCGTCCTTGAGGCCGCCGTGGAGATGCCCGAGCTTGTCCCTAACTACTACAGGGTGAAGGTAGTACGGGAGGCTCCGAACCCCAACTATGTGTACGCAAAGTTCTGGGAGTTCGACAGGGTACTTCCCGTTGTTGTCCCCCGGAAGTACAGCAAGTTGCTCAAGGGCAAGATGATCAAGGTCGAGGAGATCAAAGATGAAAAAGGCTGTTCTTACCGGTTCGTCCGACAGTGAGCCCGAGGACATTACCTTGGACCCTGAGTTTTTGAATGAACAGATTGAGAGACTTCTGGGCTGGGAGATCATGCTAAGGGAGTGCTTGTCACAGAAGGAACCGATTCCAGCACAGGAATTGTGCGATAGAATCGGCGTAAACAAGAACTACATCCATTGGGTTCTTGAGGACATAAGGGAACGAATTTCTAATGAAGACTGAGGACATCTCCGAGGGACTTACCTACGCCGATAAAGAGCCCGACATTACGAGCCTCCGGTACGCTTATGACCAGACGGTCATTGAACTAGAGGCGTACTTTGACCTCTGTCGGAACAGCTACGACGACCGGAGGAACTGGTGGCCCGGAAAGAGTCGTGACCTCCGCAAACATGGCGCGGATGCATTCCCGTGGGAGGGTGCTGCCGACATGGAGAGCCATGTTATCGATGAGCGGATTACCCGCCTTGTCAGCATCTTTATGACGGCGATGAACCGGGCGCAGATCAAGGCGTACCCGGTGAACAGCACTGAGATTGATCGGGCTAAGGTTGTCAGCAGCTTCCTCAAGTGGATGACGACGAGTGGCTACATCGACCGCTTCAAGCGTGAGATGGAGCTAGGCGCGAACTACATGCTTGAGCGGGGGCTGATGATTACCTACGTCGGCTGGAACCGCGAGGATCGCAGCTACTTGCAGAAGCTGGATCTTGACCAGATCGGGCAGATCAGCCCGGACCTCGTTGAGAGCATCACCAGCGGCGAGAACGACGAGGAGGTCATCTCGCTCATGCAGACCGCAATGCCTAACCTGAAGCGGCGCAGGGCAAAGAAGGCCCTTCGTCAGCTCCGGAAGAATGGGGTAGCCGAGCTTCCCATTGTCCGGCGGCAGGTAGATGCCCCAATGGTCAAGACCCTCGCCCCCGATGGGGACTTCTTCTTCCCTGCTTATGTCACCGACCCTCAACGTGCCCCGTACTGTTTCTGGCGCACGTACTACACCGTTCAGGAGCTAAAGAACAAAGTAGCTACGGACGACTGGGACGAGGAATGGGTGGACCACGTCATTGAGCACTACAAGGGTGTCAACATTGACAGTATCGAGCGCGAGCAGGAGGGGCGGCGCAGCATCTCGCTGACGGACAACGCCTATGAGGCCGAGGAACTCATTGAAGTCATCCACGGCTACCAGAGGCTGATTGACCGCGAGGACAACTCCGAGGGTATTTACGAGACCGTGTTCCACCGGGAGTTCGACGGCGATGAGGGGATGAACCTCAAGGGGTTTGCCAAGTTCGAGCTGATGAACGGGTACGAGGACTACCCCGTGGTGGTTACCCGGCTTTCTGAGGACTCCAAGAGGCTCTACGACACCGGGACCATCCCTGATGTTCTCCGTGGGATTCAGATGCAGGTCAAGGTCGAGCGGGACTCCAGAATTGACCAGAACAGCATGGCGACCCTCCCGCCGATCATGCACCCAGTGAGCAACGTACCGAGTGAATGGGGGCCGGGTCGCATGGTTCCCGTCCGGCGGCAGGGCGAGATTCAATTCGGTCCCCAACCTGCTTACAACGAGGGCTCCTTGGAGATGGAGCAGACTCAGCAGGAACAAGCTGATAAGCTCGTTGGGCTCGACGAGAGTCCTTTCGCGCAGCTCCGGCGGCAGTTCTTGGTTGACAAGTTCCTGTANCATGTCGCGGAAGTGCTCAAGATGGCTTTCAGGGCGTTCCAGAGGTTCGGGCCGGACTCGATTTACTTCCAAGTCACCGGGGTACAGGATCCCTTGCAGTTCGACAAGGGCAACCCCGACGAGAACTTTGACATCAACATCTCTTGGAANGTGCAGGAGACTGATCCGGAGTTCCACGAACGGAAGCTTCAGATGTTTACTTCCCTGTTGCAGTTCGACAGAAACGGCAAGATTGATGTAGATACATTGTTATCTCTCATTGGGGGCAGCATTGATCCCGTCCTTGCGGATGCAATCCTCCAGCCGGGGCAGACCGCGCAGGAACAGATCGCCAAGCAGGTCACCGATGACCTCGCCAAGATTTTCAGCGGTATTGAAATGCCAGCCCGTCCCAACGGGGGCCAGATTGCCCTTCAGATCATTCAACAGTACACCCAGCAGCCGGATGTACAGCAGCAGCTTCAGGAGAACGAAGCCTTCCGTGCTCGTCTGGAGAAGTACGCCCAGCAGTATCAGTTTGCTCTTCAGCAGATGCAGAATGCTGAGATTGGCAGGATCGGCACACAACCCGCGCAAATGGGCAGCGTGAACACTCAACGAATGGGCCAGTAATGAACATCCAACAGGATATTGAATTCCTAGAAAAATACGAGCACTTCTTCCGCTTTCTGCGCTCCATTCGGGATATGCGGGAGCAGGAAATCCAGAATCTGGAGGGTGCCGAGGACTCAAGGGTCCAACAGATTGCGGGGACTATTTTGGCTTACCAGAACATCTTGGAGTTAGCCAACTACGACGACCTCAAGGAGAAATTCCGTGACTTCATGTAGCTGCTCATAGAGCAGTAAAAGTAGTTGTTACAATCATTGCGTCGCTATCGCTCGGCGTTGAATGAGTGGATAACTACTATGGAACAGAATGATGAAGCACGGGTAATCGCTGAGCCCGAACCAAGTCCAGCGGGAAATGTGAGCGTCACCGATTGGGCGAACCGCCGATTCGGTCAGCTTTCGGAAGCTCTTCAAGGAGTGGATGTTCCCACAGGGGATCAGACACAAGAGGAAGAACAGACGGAAGCCCCCGAGCCGGAGGCCGCGCAGGAGGAAACGCAAGTGGAGGAAGAATCCGAAGCCCCGCAGGGTGCCGAGGAGACAACCGAAGCGGATGCGGAAGATGTTCTTTCACAGGTCGATCTGGACAACGTTTCCGAGGAGGAACTCAACGAACTTGCCGAACGGCTTGGGAGTCGTGCTATTGCCCGATTTGGGGAGCTGACTCGCCGCCGAAAGGAAGCCGAAGAGAAACTTCAGGAACTCCAGCAGAAGCTCAATAGCCAAGAGGAGAATCCCCTTGAGCCCAAGGCGAACGTTGACAAAAATCCCTATTCCGAGGTCAAGGATATTGAAGGACTCAAGGAAAAGGCAGAAGAAGTCAACCAGGTCATTGAATGGGCAGAGGATCTTCTCTTTCAGTCCGACGGGTATGGCCCTGATGACATTGTAACGGAAGTAGAGGGGAAGGAACTCACCAAGCGTGATGTTCGCAATGCTCTCCGCAACTCGCGCAAGTCCAAGGATGTCTACCTCCCGGCGCAGCTCAAGGAAATTCAGAATCTTCAACTTGTTGAGACCCAGAAACAGGCTCTCGGCAAGAAGATGACACAGGAACTTCCTTGGGTTGAGAACACAGAAAGTGATCTCAAGGCCAAGTACGACACGATGATGTCCGACCCGGAAGTGAAGAAGCTGGAGGAGTTCTCACCGCAGCTTGCGGCTTACATGCCGTACCTTCTGGCCCACGCCGTTAACTCCATCGAGGGCCAAGGCAAGACCCAGAAGAAGCAAGGTGTAACCATGACTCCACCGAAGTCCCCGAATACCACAGGAAGCCGCCCCGAAAAGGGGGAGAGTACCAGATCGAAAGCTGTAAAGGACGTGCGGAAGCGTTTTGCCGAATCCGGCAGCAAGGATGACTTCATCAAGCTCCGAACCCTGCAAATCAGTCGTTAACCACTAACACAACAGATCATGGCATTCTCTAATACTTATGACACCACGAACCCCGGTTCGGCGGTTTCCAATCGGGAGGATCTCAAGGAGGTTCTCACGATTCTTGCTCCCGAGGAAACTCCGATTCTGAGTTCCGCTTCCCGCAGTAACGCCAACGCTACTTTCGTCGAGTGGACCGTTGACAGCCTTGATGCCCCGAGCACTGAGGGGATCGCTGAAGGCGCGGATGTTACTTCCTTCGCCGACAAGTTCAGCGGTAGGGCTCGTCTCGGCAACTTCGTGCAGAAGTTCCGGAAGAGCTTCAACGTCTCGGATCTTCAGGAAGCTGTTGACTCCGTTGGTCCCGCCAAGATCGCTCAGGCCGAAGCGAAGGCCGTGCGCGAGATCAAGCGCGACATGGAGGCTACCCTTGGCTCCGACAATGACCGCAGTCAGGAAGACGGGGCTGGTTCCGTCTACAAGCTGCGCGGTCTCGGCAAGTGGATTGAGTCCAGCGCGGACACCGGAGGGGCTGGAGCCCCGGCTGATGTGCCGGATACCTTCAAGACCCCGGCTGGCAGCATCTTCAACGATGACAACAACTTCACCGAGACGGAGTTCAACGATCTGATCACCTCGATCTACACCGTTACCGGGAACACCAACTCGCTGACCCTCATCGCTGATACCGCGCTCCGTCGTTCGATCTCTGACTTCGCCCGGATTGACGACACCAGCTCCACGACCAGCGTCCGTCAGGTCAACTACGATGGCAACACCGCCCAGATCACCCTCTCGGTTGAGATGTACAAGTCCGACCACGGGATGGTGAGCATCGTCAACGGCAACCCGGATTGTATGCCCGGTTCCGGCGAGCGTGGTTACCTCATTAACCCCGAGTACTACAGCCTCGCGGAACTGATCCCGCTTGGTTCTACCCGCCTCCCGAACATGGGCGGTGGTGAGCGTGGTTACGTGGATGGTTCCATCACTCTGATGATGCAGCATCCCGGTGCTCATGGTAAGATCGTTGACATCTAATCCAACCAAGCCAAGGAGATACTTAGATGAGTCAGATCACCATCAATGAACAGACCGGGGACTTCACTCACGTTGTGAAGCTCACCTACGCGGACCTCGCTAACATCGGTGACGGCAATCAGGACACGATTGCCAAGATCCCCGCTGGCGGAGCCGTTGAACTCGTCGGAGTCTATGAATCCGTTGCCCTTGCCGGGGCTTCGGACATTACCTTCGACATTGGAACCACCGCTGGCGATCCCGATGAATTCATCGACGCCCTCGATGTGGATGGCATGAGTGCTCCCGTGTTCAACACGGGTGATGCGTTCACCACTGGCTACACGGAGGCTGTCGGCGGGACCAATTCCGCTGCTGATGTGCTTCTTGAGGTCAATGGCACCGTTGGCGACCTTACCGCTGGTGAGGTTGTGATCGGGATCCGCATGATTGACCTCGGTCGTTTCGCGTAACAGCACTTTACGTCCGTGCTATTATCGGGGGAGTCCAAGTGGGCTCCCCCTTTTTTGTTATGAATATCGTTACGGCTGTACCCAAGTATTCCGACGGTGAGGTAGATGCTGCTTTCATGCGCGAAATCAGGACTGGTTTTCAGCTTGAGAGAGCGATGGAAAAGTACCGCGTGGAAGGAGCTGAATCCATCGCCAAGGAGCGGAAGGAGATGGACAAGAAGTCCCCGCTTGGCAAGTGCGTAGGAGTAATGCCCCAGCGTGACTACTTCCGCCTTATCCGCAAGTACGGGCATGAGGAAGTTCACTCCGATGAGTTCATGTCTTACTTCAACAAGAAGTTTCCGAACCTGAGCCCCAGCAGAGTATGAGAACTCGCAGTTATTCGGAGCTTAAGAACTTCATCGCTGGACTTTCCGGCGTGAACAACTTTGTGGGCACAGAGGAATCCTACATCCGTAGCTTTGCCAACCGTCGGTTCAAAGAAGCTCACAACGCTTCTGAAGTTTGGCCTCGTTATCTTGTTGTCGGAGACGAGCGGACAATCCAGTCAGGGCAATACTTGGAGTACGCAGAGAACGGAGAGGAGGTTATTAAGGTTCACAGGACTGAACCAAATCTGAACCTCTCCGCTATGGAGTACGATTTCTGGACTGACGCAACGGGTATCCACATTGTTAATATTGTAGCTGACACCGATAGCTCTGCGTTTGTTACCTAC